CAGTATATTTCAAAGCGGACGGGAGCATCGCAGTGGATAGTCCTGTCAGGGTAGATATAACGGCCCCTATAATCAATGCTGTGGGAAAAGTTAATATCACCGGTGATGTGGATGTTACAGGCGATGTAGATGTAACAGGTGATGTAGATGCCAACGACCTCATAACGCCTTCTGTGGCAAGCTATGACGTCCACACACACTCAGGGGTAACATCAGGTGGGGCTAACACAGGAGGACCGTCGTAATGGCTCAGGACTTGCTTGTAAAACAAAACGATCAAGGGTGTTTTGATCTTGTGGTAGGCGAACAGGATTTGGAGACTGTTGACGGATTAGAGACGACAGTGGCTGTACTACTATTTACGGATGCCAGAGCAGCCCCCTCTGAGGTTAGCGATCCTTCTCGAAGACGAGGATGGATAGGAAACATCTTGCGTGATACCGAGTTAGGTGGTATGATATGGTTAGCGTCTCAGGTACGAAACACTCAAGAGATAAGGAATAAAATAGCTAATTGGGCCGAGAACTCTTTACAGCCTTTGATAGACGATCAGGTAGCATCAGAGATAGATGTAAGTACGACAAAAATAGATGCTCGTGGTATGCAATTAAATATAGAAATAAATGTAAAAGAAGGCGAAACTAAAAAATTTGATTATTGGTTACTTACAGATTTAGGAAACCTAACCGATGCCGATTGAATTATATTCCATAGAAGAATTAAATAGTATAGGTAATGCTGCTGTAACAACTAACCTGCCTGAGTTGGACCCGTCCATAGACGGCAGTTTTATAAGGACTTTGGTAGCAGCCAACTCTATACTCATATATGCCGCCGAAAGGAATATAGAAGCGGCGTTAAACGACTTTTTCCCTCAGACCGCCAGCGGAGAGTTTTTGGATTTCTGGGCAGGCATAAACGCTTTGACCAGAGTGTCGGGCACAGTAGCAGAGGGTCGTATAGCTGTCACAGGGACTTTAGCTACTATCATACCATTAGGCTCAGTATTTGCCTCATCCGCCCCTCTGGATAGTTCGTATTCCAGTACGTCCGCTGCAATCATTTCGGCACAGACAGGATCAGTAGCTCTTACTAAAAGTGGTACAACCATTACAGCAGTTACGCCGGTAGTCCACAGTCTCGTGGACGGTTTATCTACTGTGATTTCAGGGGCTGTAGATACTGACTATAACGGCACTTTTGCCATAACTGTCTTGGATGAAAATACTTTTCAGTACACAGCCTTGTCTGAACCTGCAGCGGCTGCTGATAGTGGTAGTTATAGCTCAGAGTTTGCAGATGTTCCTATCGAGAGTGTGTCCATAGGCACAGATAAAAATTTAAGTGTGGGTGCTTTACTAACTTTACAGTCTACTGTGCCCGGTCTTGATGCTGGCACACAAGGAACGGTTAATAGGGATGGCTTAACAGGAGGTTCTGATGTTGAGGGCGATGAGAGTTTGAGGGAAAGGGTGTTGCTGGCCAACTCCATCGATCCCGGTGTATTCACTAATGCCCAGATAAGATTGGACGCTCTTTCTATCCCTACAGCCACTCGTGTTTTTATAACTAATCCATCCCTCGACTATACTACAGATAATACCGATGTGGCAGCAAGAAGTGTCACCTCCATCACACAGGCCGGTGGTACGGCTACAGCACTTATCACAAACACAAGTAATCTGTATGCAGGCTCTGTGATAACTATAGCAGGGGCCACAGATACGGACTACAATGCCGATTGGGAGATCATCAGTATAGTTGCTAATACATCTTTTACATTTGCTGTTCCTATTGCTACAGGCTCTCCAGCAGGAGGCACTATCACAGTTAGTCTGGATAGGTTGAAAAATATACCTCAACCCGGTTTTGTCTATGTATTTATTTTAGAAGATAACAATTCTCCTCCTACTCCGAGTGCAACCACTTTAACTAATGTGAAAGCAAAGATAATAGAAAAGCTGCCTGCTCATTCTACAGAAGATAGTGTGATAGTGTCAGGGCCTTTCTTTAGTAGCGTGGATATTACCATCAGTGGATTGTCTCCAGATACTACAGGTATGCGTACCGCTATAGAAAACAGTTTATCTGCATCTTTTGAAGATAGTGCAGGGTTTGCTGAGAGTATAAAAGTGAATCAATTAGTGGCGGCTATCCAGAACACACAAGACTTGGAGACCGGACAATTTGTAGATGTATTTTCATTGGACACACCATCCGCTGATGTGGCGGTAGGTAATGGGAGTATGGGAGTTTTAGGGACGGTGACATTTGCGTAAAGCATCCGATTATAAACCGATAACAAACGAACAACAAACAGGGTTGTTTTCTAAGTGCCTGCCGCAAGGAATGGTGTGGAACTCCAAGGGGGATAAGGAGTCCACCTTCTATAAACTGTTGCTCAGTCTATCTACAGAGATTAATGCTTTAGAGGAAAAGATATATGAGATGGTTGTACAGTGGAATATCAATGACACCCTACAACTGATATCAGAGTGGGAAATTGCTGTAGGTATTCCTGACGAGTGCAGAAGTGCTGCCGAGGATATAATAACCAGAAGATCGGACGTTCTTGATAAGCTCAAAAAGATACATATAATAACAATAGCTGATTATGGGGCTTTGGCTGAGAGTGTAACGGGTGTGCCTGCGGCTGAGTGGGATATAAGGCCCGGCAGTCAAGGTTTGTTGGATGAGGGATTGGTTGGCCACTGGAAAATGAACGGGGATTCTATAGATAGTACGGCCAATGGTAATGACGGGTCTGATACCACTATGTCTTATAGTACAGGAAAAATAAGTTTAGCCGGAGACTTTGACGGGGCCGATTCTAAAATAAACATAGCATCCCCTGCTATACTCGATAACATTTTTGTAGGAGGAGGTAGTATATGTGGATGGCTAAATGCCTCTACTTCTGGCGAAGGCACATTCGGTAGATTTTTGGATAAGACGCAATGGTACTGCTCTATGAGTACTAACGACACGACCATGCGATTTGTTCATACATTCACAGGCACTGATGGCATTTGGACGTTTCCTGTACCTTCTGGCCAATATAACAATATCTGCGTTGTTTACGATAATAGTAGTGTTTCCAACATACCAACGATATATGTAAACAATTTGATTGTGGTAGTTACACAGGTTTCAATACCTACAGGAACAGCCGACTCAGATGCTGGTAGCGTTCTATATTTAGGAAATAGGTCGGCAAGTGACTTTACTTTTGATGGACAAATTGACGATGTTCGTGCGTATAATAAGTTAATAACAGATACGGTTGTTTCCAACATATATAATGGAGGTGCAGGAACGGAAGCAGCTGACGACCCTTTGAATAGATTTGTATTGCTGGTGTCTCCCCCTACGGTAACGGCAGGGGCTTTCAGTTACCCGTTTGGTAGCGGCTTTGAGTCTGGAGTATCTTTGACCAGAGTAACAAACGTGGTGACTGCTACAGTAACCGACACATCCACTATGGTTAGCGAAGGGCAGGTAGTTATAGCGGGGGCTGTGGAGGCAGGATTTAACGGTACGTTTACAGTGGTATCTATACCTACAGGAAATACTTTTACTTATGCCAGTACGGGGGTGGATGTCTCTGCTACTGGAACAATTACAGTAACTTTCGGAATAGATCAAGCACAGATAGTCGCTTTGGCTGCAAACACTCAGTATATATTTGATGCCGCTACAGTATTTCCCGGTTATCCTTTTGCCGGATCATTCAGGACTGATATTTTGAAGTGTGTATTTAGAAAAGTAACACCAGCGAATGTCGTAATAGTTTTTGATTAAATTGTAGCTATACTAATCGATTAGAGGTATAATAGGCTTATGGATAATATAACAACAAAAACAGATTATGACGGAACTACAACCCCTGCTCCGGCTACAGAGGTACATGCAGCGTCTGAATATAACGACAGGAGAGCAGAACTTCAAGGAGCCGTAACTGACTCAGGGCAAGCGTTGGATGCTGCCGATCCTACACAATTAGCTAAAGCATCGTTTGCAAATGCTGTGGGTGCTCAGAGTATGTTAGACAGCGGTGCGGCGAACACAGTAGTACTGACACCTGTTACCGGGGCCTCTGGTTTGCGTGTTGCTACTCCTGTGATAAAGGATTATAGTTTATTGGATGGGGCCATATTCAGCTTTAAGGCCAACGCTACCAACATAGGTAATATGACGGCAAACGTAGGGCAGACTGTATGTACTCTGATTGGTGCACAACCCTTATTTATGGAGGACGGTACGACTGACATACCCGTGAGTCAAGTAGAAGCAGGAAAGTACTATAATGTAAGATACGATCATACACTCGATGTTGACGGGGCTTTTGTTTTATTGTTGCCTATCCCCAAAAAATTCCCTGCTGGCCCGACAGATATAACTGTGGTCAAGGATACTACTTATCAAGTATCTACGACAAAAAATGCGTTTTTATTTCTTATACAACTAACAGCAGGAAATCCAGGGACATCCATTAAACTTGGAATTGTATCACCTCCAACAGTAGTAGTCGCTAAAACTAATAGTAATGATACAGCTGACAAAGAGACTGTGATGATATATGTGCCAGCAGGATGGTATTTTAGAGTAGAAGATAATACACCCGTCAGTGCTTATTACATAACTTTGGATTAGAAAGAAAAGCAATAGGATGGTAGAAAAGAAAGGTAAAATATGAGTGAAGTAAACCCGGCAGATAAAATACTAGACGGCAACCCAAAAGTCAAAAGTTTTGGAATAGACTACCCTCAGATGTTCGGGGATATTAATTTACTACACAAAGACTGTTCCAATATTCTTAAAGATAGTACTGATTCGGCTGTGATAGTTGATCTAAGTACGGAACTTTTGAAGATTCAAAAAGAGCAGGGTACGGAAGCACAGCCCTCTAATCAGCAGACCTCTATAGGGTTTTCTAATCAAGGTGTACCACCGCCAGTTGATATAGGATTTATTCGCAAACTGAAAGATATCTCACCTCACCATGCGTCATGTATTCAGTCTAAGAAATACAGCATACTCGGCCTTGGTTTCATAAGCGATGCCGGTGAGGTTGAAGATAGTAAAAAAACAACGCCTACGGATGTTAAAGGCACCGAGAATAAAGTAACGTCCCTCCTGACCGGTGAGTCTTTTATTGAGTCCAAAGTAGATACCATGTTAGGCCCTCTGACATTGCATGGTTTTATGGATGTGCTCTATAAGTCTATAGAGGATTTTCTTGACGGAGGTACAGGGTATCTGGAAATAAATAGAAATGCAGACGGTGTTATAGTAGGTATAAACTGGTTGCCTTACGAAGATATACGTGTGGTACATATCAAAGATGTTGACGGGAAAAATCGTTATATCTACAGATACATGGGCAATGCTTTTGGTGCTGTGGGAACACGGTTCTATAGTCTTTTCGGTAAGGAAAACAAACAGTGGGTGTGGGATACTTTCTATGCCGAAGATGCCGGGGAGCAAGACATACTAGATGATGCAGGTAATAAAGTAGCCGGTGATCCCCTGACCAACGGTGCCTTGAACATAACACAAATATCCGAGGTGATCCCCTTTACAGTACCGTCGAACAGATGTAAATATTATGGCTATCCTGAATGGCTATCGGCATCCTCTCTGGTGGCTCTGGTGGCGATGGCTGTGCAGCATAAGTCCGACTTTTATACTAACCGGGGTGTGTTGGCTTATATCTTATCCGTCCTTGGCCCAATGCCCGATGATAAGTTTAAGGAATTAGCCGATAACGTACAAGGCTCTGTAGGAGGCGGTAACAATTTTAAGAGTATAGCAATCAATATAGATGATCCTAAAGGTAAAGTACAGGTAGATAAGCTGGCCTCCTCAGATAAGACTGAAAAGCAGTTCTCTCTCGATATGGAAGTGGTGGCCCAGAACATCGTATCAGCACACAGAGTACCACCTGTCTTGGCCAATATTCTGATACCGGGTAAACTTGGGGCTACTAATGAGGCGGTGCAGGCTCTTGTGAGCTTCCAGCTACTCGTAGTGGGGCCGTACCAAACAATTATACAGAAAACTCTTGCAAGGACACTAGGGAGTGAGTCAGACGGCGTAAAAGGGCTTTCGCCGGAGGACTTCAGACTTAGAACGATCACCAGCCAATTCGATATAACCGGGCTGGATACGGTAGGCAGGGCAAAAGAAGAAGCCACAGGGTCAGATAGAGATTTTAGTGAGGGTGTGAAAGACTAAGAATAGCACTATAGGCATGTTTTACCTCTTTCCATGATTGGCCCCCTTAGTCGGGAGGGGGCCTTTCTTTTTATATTCTGGCACCACAGGCACAGCACCAAGCACCATGCCAACTACGTTCCTTCCCTACAGTTTCGGTGTGGTTGCACAGCTTCTGCAGCTTCATTACATCTGCGGATAGTTTGCCTCGCTTGGCGGAGTATCTGGCGTCCAGTTTATTCATCTTTTTAATTAAGCGTTTCATTTTAGATGCTATTTTCATATTATATCAAACCTTTCTTAGCCCCGTACAGTGCCAGCCCCAGACTATCGTTAATATCCATAAAATCACCGGGGTTTATTTTATCGTGGGACCACTCGCTTAGGGCCTTGAGGCTTTTAGGATATATGTTTTTTAGTTTCTTGGTCTCGTCGGACTCCAGCCCCAAAGCCGTGTAATATCTTTCATGTGATATGTCTTTAGGGAGGGTACCCTTCCAATCGATAGCCTGTACCAGATACGAAGAATTACTCATGTTACTAAAGGCACCCATGAGACAGCCCGTTACCTGAGCGAGTGTTTTTATATCTTTGTAGTTTATCTTTTTACCCTTCTCCCGCATCTTCTTAACGTGCATCATGTTCTGATCCTCGATCACCAGAACAGTCTCGCACTGTGATAGTTCCTCATGGACAACAAAGTAGGATATAACATCTTCGATGAGTCTGCAGGCTGCTCGTGAAGCGTTTACTACGGCCTGACCATCGATGCCCAACGGGTTACGTCGGGCGAATACCTGCAGCGGTCTTTTGTCGTATGTGACGATAGCGGCGTTTAGTAACCTCAAGTCGGGATCGATACCTATGTAGATTTTTTTACTCATGTCTTATTATCCTCTCTTATTTCGTAATCTTAGATTTTCCGATATCGTGATATACTGAAGATTAGTCACAGAGGTATTAGTTAAGTCGGCATCTTTATGGTGTATCACATATCCGACCGGGGGTTTACCTATAAACGACCTCATAACTATTCCATGTACTGTTAGATTTTTACGTTTACCTTTTTTGTACAAATTAACAAAAGGGTAATATCCTCCACGCTTAGATTTCTGATGCTTCAAAATCTTCTCAGTAAAGTTATTCCTGATTCTGCCTTGAGAACTTACAGAATAGTTTGGGTAGCCTTGAACTCTAACCCATGTCTCTTTTTCGTTGCACATGACATACCTCTCTTTCTTATTTCAAATACCTTGCAGCTAACTCAGGGATGGCAGCTAAAACTTTTCTCACTTCAGTTCTCTTCACACCGCATGTATCTGCAATCAACAGCGACAACGCTCGGTCAGTCAACTGAATTTCTTCCATTGCTGTAGCTATTTTTATAATAGCCTCTCGCCAATCATCGTATCTTAAATCTACATTTTCTTTACTCATGTCTTATTTTCCTTTCTTATTTACCTAATTTTCCATGCAAAGCATATTTTGCATAGTTTTCAATTACTTTTACACTACACTTGTCAGAGTTGATTTCCTCAACGATAGAAACTAAAGCATCTCTATAGTCTCGTTTATCGTGCTCACACTTGCGTAGGGAATACCATGCTCTGATATCACCTGTTTTGACAACATTTCTTCCTTCCCATCTTTTATTGGGATTAGGGTCATGTATCACCCTGCCTACACTATTCAAGAGCACTAAATGTGTAGTGTCTTCGTGCGTTTTTGACAACACACTGGCCATGATACAGCCGTTGATTAGATTCTTACGGGATATTCTTTTACTCTTGTCTTTGGGATTATATATAATATAACTTAAGTCGTAGCCCATAGACCATATAAAAGAATAATACATAGAAAACCAATTACTTTTGAATAGTAGAAAATGAGGGACTTGGATTATATCCAACTCAAACATAGAAGCCACACACGCACGAATACAGTCACCTTTACTTTTAGTTACTATAGTTTGGTTTACTGGTTTCATTTTTCGATTTCCTCTCTAATTTTCTCAGCAGCCTCTTCGCTTACTTTAAGAGCTTCTTCATATATTTTT